CTGTCTGATCTAGTGTGCCGAACTCCGTATCCCCAGAACCTACCAAAATGTCATCATGGGCAAGTTTAAGTTTGATCTTTTCGCGATCAGTTTCCGAAACATTTTCATCCAGATGTATTGCAGTACGCACGCGCCACGAGTTGTAATGTTGGATCGAGAGTCTGTCAAAAACAGTCTTATCGTGTCGTTCCGCGTCACGCTTGAACCGTAGTGGCTCACCCATCACGTGCCCTTCAAGATCCGCGTTACACGTCAATCGCACTACGGGACACACACCCAAGCCATGCTCACGCACTTCTAGGAGACGTAAACGCCCACCTTCCTCCGAGAGAAAGTATTCCGCCTGCTCGTCGTAGAGACGCCAATGAGTGTTACGTCCCTGTGGGATCTTCCTATACGCCCACTGGGGAAACTCGTCATCTACCAAATCGCCATATATGGCGCCGAAATGGCGGGGAGCGAATGCCCGCATGTACGCCTGTGATTCCCCATCCGTCCCTTCGCCGGGAAGGACAAGACCATAGGTTGCGCCGTAACGAAGAGTCTCACTGAACAGTGCACCTTGTTTCGACATAAGGCCGTTACGCTCAAATGGACGCCACATTTCTGGCAAGTCCACAGAATCCGCAGTCACTCCCTCGATGACAAGCTGTTGCGCCGAATACTCAACAATCAGTTCCAACAATGACGTGTGCGCCAGTTCGCGGAGAGTCGCTTTTTCCTTATCTCGTGACTGGATACGTCGTATTGCATCCGGATGACCTCGAAGAAGGTCGTTGATTTTGCGAGTCTTTTCTGCCTCTTCGAGCTGCATGGGAATGATCGTGTCGTTCAAAATGCCGATCAGGTCAGATTCTTTCACCACACGCCACCTCCCCGCTTCTTCTTCCGATTCAATAGATAAAGCCTGCGAACCATGCGCGCACCCACCAGACACACGGCAAGGTCAATCTTCCGGCCCGACTCACGATTGTTCTTCCCTAACGTCATCCCGTATTTCGACGGGACACGACGAGCATTCAACATGTGCGTGCGCAAACGGATGTCCCCATCCCACGTGAATGGCCGTTCAACGCCACCGTTTGCAAAGTTCGCGATCTCCGCAGTAGTGATACCCACACCCTCGATGAAACGCTTTAGATTCGTCGTGTCAGACATGTCAAAAAGCACCGCATGCGCGGCTTTCGTGCCCTGAATAGCCCAGAGCCGCAGACTGTTCTTCCAGCGGTTATGCCACTGATCCAGTAGCGGTTGCCAGAAAAGCTCCATCGTCTCGTCCTCGCGGGCATGCGACGGATCCCCAAACAAAGCAACAACGTTATGGGACTCTATGAACTCGGTGATCGTCGCATCGACTGCGATCCGATCCACAACCCACGTACCAAGCCGGGCCTTCGGAGGACGTTGCCACATCCCCACCACGCCACAATGCCCATCGGACACACGACAATAGACACATGCCGTCGCATCGTCAGTCTTGCCACCATCGAAAAACAGCACAACCTCATCGGCAGGATCCAGCACTTGCTCCAAATCCCGCAGCGGGTCAATCTCTTGAGGCGAAACCCACGAATCCTCCGCAGCCGTGATCTGGTTGTACCATTTACGCCGCGACTCAGACGGCGGGTTACGCGGGTTCAAAATCGACTTCAAAATACGGTCGTCGGCATCCAGCCATTCCGCATCCCCACGAACCGCGCGAACAACCGACGGTGCAGCCTCAGCAGTCAAAGGCGCTTCGGGAGGAGCCTCCAGAGAGTCATATAAAAGGCCAAAATCGCGGGCAGTGGCGTTATCTCCCTGCGTCGCATCCCACGCCTCACGAGTCCGCTGAGCCACAGAATCACGCCCAGGAACATACGCGTTACAAATCGCCAACTCACGAGCCGGACGAACCTGCATGCCAGTCTCAGGATCAATCGGGGCCTTCGCAGCGTTACCTTCGATCGCGCCAATCATCTCGTGTCCGCCATTAGACGAAGTCCAGTTCTGCGTCTCATTCTCGATCAGCAGAGTAGGACGCCCGCCCTCAATCGCAGAATACGAAGCAGTAACAGCCTCGATCTGCCGTGTGTCAGACATCGCCCACACCTTGACGCGGCCAACCTGAATCCCGTAATAGTCACGCGTCTCCTGCGGAATCAACGCCGGAAACAATTTCATCGTGTTCTTCGTCTGATCCTGCGAAACAGCAAGAATCTGAATCCACGCATCCGGCTCTTCACGCCCCACAAGCTCACTACCACGCCACTCAGGAACCACCGGACCAACAAGCGACGTCGCAGCAAACGCCGCCGCCAACGGATCCTTACCCCAACCCTTCAACCGCTGCAAAACCGCAGAATCGAAAGACAAACGCCCACGCTCATTACACGACTGATACCAGAGAATAAACCGGGCCTGCTCAGCCGTATATTTCCACGGCAAGCCACCCTTGCCGGTCAACCACAGCCCAGCCCACGCCAAAGCATCCCAGCCGATCGTCAACTCCGGCAACAACCAACCGTTACGCTGATCCCACTGCCACGTCGGGCCAATCTTCACCGGATCCCACAGCAAACCAGACGGCGGAGGAGTGCCAGCTAAAAGATCCCGATACCATTCCTTGATCTCACGAGCCTCAGCATCACGATTCGACAGCAGCGCAGGCCCACTTTCACGAACCCGCGCCATAAGCTTTATGCCACCGCGAATTCACAGCATCCCGCTGCTGATTCGGGACCGCCCGCAACCCACCAACCTGCGAACTATCCAAATCAGGAAGATTCAACCGCCCAATAAGCTGCCCATACAACATACGATGTTGACGAATCTCAGAAAGCAGCGGATTAGCTACGTCCTGCCCCTGAGACCCCGACACAGTAAGCGACTGGAAACGCATCTCATCCTGAATATCGGCAATCAGATCCGCCTCACGGCACGCCTGCTCCAACAGCAGAAGCTCATCAGCCCGCAGCGTATAGCTTGCCATCGTCTGATCCCACAAAAAACGGCCAGCCTGCTTCAAACCAGCCGGAACATCATGCGCATCACGCGGAACCTTCTTCACCATTCAGCCCTCCTGGAGCCAGCCAAGCCAGCCCACCTGGAGCCAACTCAAACCATCAGTGCATCAACAAAACCAGACAAATCAGCAAGACGCGACGGGGCGCCATTCCAACGCCTGTTTGTCACCGTCATATAACGTGCAGCCGAATAAATCTCCACACTCACACCATTCTTTGAAAACCGATGCCCACGCGCTTCCGGAAGCAGCCCCCACACATGCAGCCCATCACCAGAAGGCGAAACCTCAACAAACGTCTTCGGGGCAAGAGCAAGAATCTCCGCAGCGGCAGGCGCAAGAACGCCATTGACGATCACGTGATCCAAATCCACACACGCCACACCATCGCCAAGAACGAAACCGCGCCGCGCGTCTTTCACATCCTTGAACCTGCTCCACGTTCCCGGATCCGTTGAAGAAGCATTCACGCCAGCAGGTGTTACCGGAAGTTTCGTCCACCGTTTCCCACGCTTCACAGGACGCCAACACACCCACCGATCACGCGACGTCAATTCGCGCGGAAGATCATTCTTGCGGCGATTGGCCATCACGCGACACGACGTAGAACAGAAGCGAGCGCCCTCGCGCTTGCCTTCAATACTCACCCCGCATTGTTCGCATGTCCGCATACCCCAATTATAGGTGTTTACGGTTATTCGGCGCAATATCAACGATTGCGAGAATCTGGCAAAATGAATTACGCAAAGGGTTCAAGACTGCAATGGCAAGAAAATGGCGGAATACCAACGAAAAGTCCCACTATAGCACAAGGGAATTTCGAACTATTGACGTACGTAGGACCACTACTGCTGCTTTAGAAGGGGAATTTCCAACAGGGACAAGGATGACTTTAACAGGACAGGTATTTCCTATAATGAGCGGTGCTGCTAGCGAAGAGCAGATTGATAAAATCATTGCCTCTGTTAATAAGTATTTAAGAGATACAAAGGTTGGAGGCATAAGACTAAATACCGATTTCAAGGAAATTAAATTAAATATGGGCCGAGGATTTGGTTTTGCCTATGGACATAAAGAAAATGGAGCGATGTTCAGTCATATGGCAATTATGTATATAAATGCTCTATACAAAAGAGGCTTTGCTAAGGAAGGCTTTGAAATTTTAGATATGATATATAACCACTGCAATGACTTTGAAAAAAGCAGGATTTTGCCGGGTATTCCCGAGTATATCAATGAGCGGGGGAGGGGAATGTATCATTATCTAACCGGTGCAGCAAGCTGGCTGCTGCTTACATTGCTTAATGAGGTATATGGTGTAAAGGGTTCGCTGGGAGATTTAATGCTGCAGCCTAAATTAGTTAAGGAGCAATTTGATAGAAACTCCACTGCCGCGGTATTCACAGTATTTAAAGGTAG